GGCGAATAGCCGAGGATGTGCCATCCACCATGTCAGACACCGCTGTTGCAGCCTACGACAAGCGACCTGATCGTATCGATCGCCTCACGCCTAAGGTGAGGAAAGCCATCGAACTCATGGTATGGGACGGAAAGCCCTTCAACGAGGCTGCCCAAGAAGTCGGTTTGACAAGCCGAGCTATGCGTTTAGCGCTGGGCAAACCCTTCGTGTTGGCAGCTATGAAGAGGGAATTGCAGGTGCTGCGTGAGAGTGAGCAGCCGCGCAACATTCATCGGCTGGTCGAGATCCGCGAGGCTGCACCGAACATGCCTGCTGTCCAAGCGATACGCGACCTGATGCATTTGTCCGATAATGCGCATGGTAGCCAGTCCGCAGCGTCCACCTCGCCCGGCATAACGATACGAATCATCAATCAAGCACCGGCTGCGATGGTCGATGTGACGCCGATTGACGCACAGTTGACACGCGACGCCATTGAGCACGTCAATTCTGACGACGGATCAACGTGATGCAGAGTGGACCATCTCCCCTGTCTAGGTTGATGGCGGTCATGGGGCATGAGCGCGGTGGCAACGCTGGCGCCTGGCGGCCCGCTTGCCCATCCGAAACGGCGGCGCGACCCTCCGCATCCGAGCCTGAGCGAGGCCGGGGGGAAAAATCGAGATCGCCGAGCTCGCTCCTACATCCCCCCTCTCTCCCAGACCCCAAAATTGGTGGGGCTGAAAATTTGGTGGGGCCGGAACATTCGGGGTTGGATGAGTTTGAGGCGAAGTATCGGCCGGGGGATGTCGTTGGCGGGTATGGCAAGCGATGAGGCATGCTTACGATGATTTGAGGTCGACGCCGCGGTTGTCGCGGATGATTGACGCGGATGCGGTGGTGGTGCGGCATGATCCTGTGAGGCGGCCGATTGACATTCGGTATCCGGGGCGGTGCGAGGTCGAGGGTTGCCGGGATGTCATTTTCGACAGGTGGGGGGTTGAGGATTGGGGCGTCGGGTTGAAGCAGGCGGGGCTGACCTGATGGACCTGTACTGGATTCGTCTGCTGTACCGGATGGCTGAGGCGGAACGGTATGCGGCATGGCTGGAGAACCCCTGCTGATGGTCATGAGGACACGCAATCCGTTGATGCGGGCGATCCAGGCGCTGGCGCCGGCGAAGGCGACGGTGTTTGTGATCCGGCATGGCTCGACGGACAGGAACCGCGGCGGGGTGGGAATGGACCAGGTGCGCGGGCATGCGGACATTCCGATGACGGAGGGCGGGGAGCGGGAGGTCCGCGTGACGGCGTATATTTTGGCTGCGGAGCGGATCGGGGTTATTCACTGCTCGGATTTGGACCGGGCGTCGCGGACCTCGGAAATTCTGTCGGATGAGAACGTGGGGTATCCGGCCATCCTGCCGACGCCGCTGCTCAGGTCATGGGACATGGGCGGGGGGATGGAGGGGAAGGTGACGACGCCGGACGTGGTGGCGCAGATCCGGGAGTGGGTGCGGGATGACACGGTGGTTCCGGCGGGTGGGGAGAGTTTTAGGGCGTTTGCGAACCGGCTTTTGGGGTATGTTGGGCCGCTGTTCGCTCAGGCGGCGCGCGATGGGAATACGGTTGCGGTGGTGGCTCACGGGCGGTGCGCGCAGGTGATTGATTTCTGGGTTGCGGCGGGGTGCGACGAGGAATGCATGCACCGGGATTTTGCCGAGTATCTGGCCGAGGAGCCGGACACGGTGCCGCCGGGTGGAGGTATACGCTACAAGCATGACGGCATCGGATGGGAGGGTCAGGTGATCCCGACCGGGGAGCCATCGCTTGGAACGCAGATTGCGGCCGGTGCCTATATCCGGCCGCGCAACGATCTTGTTGCCGAGCAGAATGGATTGCCGCCGTCATGATCACCGTATTTGAGAAAATACCGAATTTCTTCGTTGAGCGTTACGACGAGGAATTGCAGGCGTGGGGGCGGAATTTCAGCAAGGTCGGGCCGGTCAAGGCGATTATCCTGAAGGAAGGACCGTTTGCGGATATGTCGCCGGACCCGGAGCAGGGGGCGGTTTTGATCCAGGTCAAGCTGATGGCGCGGATGGAGCGGGCGCGCGACCGGGTGACGGTGTCTCCCCACTCGGAGCGTGACGCGGAGCTGATCAGCAAGCATTGCGAGAAGATGGCGCGGCTCAACATTCACCCGCGCAAGTTCTGGAAAGAGCCTGAACGGCCATGGATTCCATTCTTTCCGACAATCGGGAGCGCGTGATGGCCGACGAGGACGCCGGCAAGCGCGACAAGTCCTCGGTGAACTACCGGGCCGCGACCGGCGCCGAGCGTTGCAAGATCTGCCGCTACAGTTACGGGCCGCAGGACTATCGCGAGTGTCGGCGGGTGAAGGGCCAGATCTACCCGGACGACACCTGCGATTTGTGGGAAGCGAAACGCCAAGGATCATAAGGTGGCTGACTTCGACCTGATCGGCGGCACCAAGATCGCGGATTTTGTCTGCTCGAACCGCGCGGTCGATGTCATCCAAGGGCCGCTCGGCAGCGGCAAGACCCGCGGGCTGTGCGCGCGCATCATGCGCCACGCCCAGGAGCAGGTGCAATCGCCGATCGACGGCGTTCGCTACTCCCGCTTTGCCATCATCCGCAACACCGTCCCCGATCTGGTCCGCACCACCATCCGCACCTGGCTGGAGATGTTTCCCGAGAAGATCTATGGCCGCTACATCGCGGGCGCGGTGAAGCAGCATCAGGTCCGGTTCACGCACGGCAATGCGATGGTGCACTGCGATGTGGACTTCATCTCGCTGGACAAGGAGGAGGATGTCAAGAAGCTGCGCTCGACCGAGTACACCGGCATCGCCTTCAATGAATTGGGGTTCATTATCAGGGAGTTGTTCACCGAGGCAAGAAGCCGGCTGCGCTATCCGGCGCCGGAGCATGGCGGGCCGAACCCGTGGCGCGGCGTCATCGCCGACACCAACGCGCCGGATGAGGACCACTGGCTGGCGGTGATGACCGGTCAGGTGGAGTTGCCGATCGGGCTGGAGGCAGACGAGTTGGCGCGGCTGCGCTGGCCGGCGGACTGGGGGTTTTTGATGCAGCCCTCGGCGCTGATCGAGCAACTGGACGAGCGCGGGCTGATCACGGGTTACATCGTCAACCCGAAGGCGGAGAACCTCGCCAACCTGCCGCCCGGCTACTATGACGAGCAGATCCAGGGTGCGCCGTCGAAGGCGTGGATCGACTCGCGGCTGATGAACCGGGTGGCGCTGGTGGTCGAGGGAAGCCCGGTGTGGCCGATGTTCCGCCGGGAGTACCACGTCTCGCGCGAGGCCTTGAAGCCGGTGCCGGGCCACGACGTCACCGTGGCGCTGGACTTCGGGCGGGTCTATCCCGCAGCCGTGTTCGGTCAGGAGATCGGTTCTCGCAATTTCATCCAATACGAAATGCTGGGGTTCAATGAGGGCGCCACGATCTTTGCGCCGAAGGTCAAGCGCTTCCTGGAGACGCACTACAAGGGGTGCAATTTCCGTTGCGTCGGCGATCCCAAGGGGCGCGACAAGGGCGAGCAGACCGAGCAATCCAGTTACGACGTCTTCGCGGCGAACGGCATGACGGTCAGTCCGGCCCCGGTCAAGATGAACGACATTGAAACCCGCGTCGAGGCGGTAGCCTACGCGCTGAACACCAACCCCAAGGGGATTCCCAGCCTTCTGATCTCGCCGGTGTGCCGCACCCTGGTGGTTGGAATGGCGGGCCGCTACCACCTCGAAAAGGAGGAAAAGGGCGAGCTGAAGCCGAAGAAAGACAAGTATTCGAACCTGTGCGATGCGCTGCAATACTACGTGCTCGGCCGCGGCATCGGCCGCACCATGATCGGGCTCAAGCCGGCCGGCGAGGTGCAGCCGCAGCGCTACGCCAAGCCGCACCGGTCGCTGCGCAGGGTGATGGGGTGATGGACACGATCTCTCTCCCCGCCACGATCGAGCCGAATACCTGGTTCGTGGTGTTCAGCGAGAGGTGGACCAACCGCTGGCTGGCCATGATCACGCCCGGACGCTTCAAGCATGTCGCGATGTTCGGCTATTGCCCCGGCGTCAAGCTATGGCTGGCCTATGACGTGCAGTGGTCCGGCACCCGGATCGCGCTGATGGACAAGGCCGCCATCATGCAATGGACGCAAGGTTGCGCCGTGGTGCAGATCGCGGCCGGTGGCGACCGCATGGCCGCCTCCTCCCGGCTCGGGCTCTATTGCGTCAACGCGGTCAAGCACCTGCTGCGGCTGCGGTGCGTTGCGGCAACCCCGTGCCAGCTCTACCGCCATATCCTCCGCCACGGAGGACGATTGATCAGTGACCTTCGACCAGCCAGACCCGCCGCCCGCACCGCCGCCGATGCAGCCGATCCCGGCCCCGGCGCCCGATCCGATGCTGGCCCAGGAGCAGCAGCAGGCGCAGCAGGATCTGATCAAGTCGTTGCAGTCGCAGACCCAAGCTGACACCGCCGACCTGATGGCGCGCTACGGCACGCGCCTTGCCATATCCGGCGCGACCAGCGGCTCGCCGCTCGCCACCACCGGGCGGGTCTGATGGCCGAAAACCCGCTGGAAAAACAAGCGACCTCCCGCATTGCCGCCGCGCGTACCTGGAAATCTTACGTCGAACTGGATTTCAAGGAATGCTACTTCTTCGCCTCTCCGAACCGCCAGCGCCAGATCAATTCGCAAACCCAGCCCGCCACCCAGCGCATGCTGGACGCGCCGGAGCTCAACACCGATCAGGCCTTCATCATCACCGGCGATTTCATCACCACCATCGTCAATTCCTTCATGCCCGAGGCCGAGTTGTGGTGCGAGCGCGGCCCCGGCATGGATCTGCCGAAGGGCATCTGGGATCAGGTCAAGGACAAGGTTCTGGAGGGCGACGCCAAGATCTTCGAGGCGATGAAGGCCTCGAACCTGTACCCTGAACTGCCGAAGGCGTTCTACCCGGACTTGGCGATCGGCTGCGCCGCCCTGTGGATCGACAGGCCGCACATCCACCGGCCCATCGTGTGCTCGGCGATTCCGCTGCGCGAGCTGGAGATCAACCTCGGCCCCTACGGCGAGATCGATGACCGCTTTGCGGTGCGCTACACCCGCAACTGCTACGTGCAGGAACTGGTCGGCAAGGAAATCTGGGACAAGATGGACCCGGAACTGAAGAAGCTTTGCGAGGACAAGCCGAGCGATCGCACACAGGTGACGTGGGGGTTCTGGAGGGATTGGGAGGACAAGACGGACGAGGTGTGGGTGCACACCGTGATGCTGCAGAACAAGCTGATTCACGACGACAGGCTGAGCGGCGAAGGATCGTGCCCGCTGCTGCCGATCCGCTTCAACCCGACCGCCGACTGGCCGCATGGCGTCGGGCCGCTAATCCAGGGCTTGCCGACCTTTCGCCAGATCGATGAATTCGACGCCATGCGCGTCAACCAGGCCGCACTCTCGATCAACCCGCCGATCACCTATCCCGATGACTCGATGCTCAACCTCGACCAGGGTCTGGAAGAGGGGATGGGGTACCCGATGCGCGGCGGCGGCGAGATCAAGCCCGCCTACATCGTACCGCCACCCGAGGCCGCGAATTTCCAGTATCAGGAGAAGGTTTCCAACCTCCGCAAGCTGTTCTTCGTCGATCATCCCGAGCAGAGCGGCGACACGCCGCCGACTGCGACGCAGTGGATGGATGAGCTTGCCCGCGCGCAGCGCCGCATCGGAACGCCCGGCCTTTCGTTCTGGAAAGAGGGGCCGGCGCAGATTTTCATCCGCTTCAAGCATCTCCTTGAAATCTCCGGCGTGATCCCGCCGCTCAGGGTCGATGGGCGCGCCGTCGCCACGCTGCCGCGCAACCCGGCCCAGGCCGCCGCCGAGCAGCAGGAGGTGGTGAAGACGATGCAGCTCGTGACGTACTTCGCGCAGAACTTCCCCGAGGAGTTTAAGGTTGAGGTCGACGGCGGCAAGACCATGCGGGCGATCGTCGAGAAGTCGCGCTCAACACTGTTTGCGTGGCGCACCACCGAGCAGAAGCAGAACGCTATCGCGCAGATGTCGAAACTGATGGGGGATAGGCCGGTGCCGGGTGGCGCGCCCGGTGGCGGCGCCCCTGTACCAGGACCCGCCGCATGATCGAGAACCAGGCCATCCACGAAGCACTGGACCGCATCGCGCGCTCGGGCGACGGCAACCTGCTCTATCGATTTTGCCAGAAAGTGGTGTGCGAGATTTGTCTCGATCCATCTGACGGTGCGTTGCGGCAGCATGAAGGACGCCGCAGGTTCGCTGCGGAACTTATGGCCCACATGGCCGAGGGAATACAGGATAGTGACCGACACGCCATCACCTTCGCCCGCGCCCGTAGCGCCCCCGACACCCGCCCCCGCGGCGCCGCCCGTCGCGTCACCGCCGACACCACCGTCGCCGGGTGGAACGACTCCCCCGACGCCCCCAACTCCGGCCCCACAGGCGGCAACGCGGCCTGACTACATCCCCGAGTCGCATTGGGATTCGACGGCAAACAAGGTCCGCGACGAGGCCGCGCTCAGCGCACACTTCAACGAGATCATCGCACGCGATGCCGCTGCGCAGTCGCAGGCGCTGTCGCGGCCGCAGACCCCCGACGCCTACAAGATCGAATTGCCGGCCGACTTCACCCCGCCGCAGGGTGTCACCTTCGAATTCAATGCCGCCGACCCCTTGCTGGCGCAGGCTCGCGCCGTCGCGCACGAGAACGGGCTTTCGCAGGAAGGCTTCTCCAAACTGCTCGGCCTCTATGCCGGCACGCAAGTCTCAAGCGCGCAGGCGGTCAAGACCGCGCATGACGCGGAGATTGCCAAGCTCGGCCCCACCGGCCCGGCGCGGGTCGACGCGGTGACCACCGTATTCAAGGCCGTGCTCGGCGAGAAGGAAGGCAACCAGCTTGCCTCGCGCCTGTTCACCGCGGCCGACGTCCAGATCGCCGAGAAGCTGGTTGCCAAGCTCACCGGGCAGGGCACGTTCAAGGGGACGGGCCGCGAGCCGCCGCCATCTCCGGGCAAAGTCACCCAGGAACAGTACGACCGCATGACCCCCGGCCAGCGGTGGGATTACTCGCGTTCTCATGACCAGAGCCAATTCCGGACAGTTCCGGGCGGCAGGCAATAGAAGGGCTTAAGCGATGGCTGTCTCCAACCTGATCACCCTGCCGGAATACGCCAAAGGCTTCGCGCTGGAAGATATCCGCCGCACCGTGATCGAGATGTTCACCCAATACTCGGACATTTTCGAGGTGATGCCGTTCGAGAGCCTGCGCGGCAGCAAGTACACCGGCTACCGCGAGGCGGCATTGGCCACCCCGGTCTTCCGCGCCATCAACGAAGCAAGCTCCAGCGGCCACGGCATCATCTCGCCGTTCGATGAGGCCACCTATATCGTCGACCACGATATCGATGTCGACCGCGCGATCCAGGACCGCCATGGCCCGGAGCGCCGCAACTACGAAGAACGGATGGGGATCACCGCGTTCGCAAGGCTCTGGGTGGATACCTTCGTCAAGGGCGACCAGTCGACCAACCCGCGGGTGTTCAACGGCCTCAACGTCCGCGCCCGCAAGTTCGGCCGGCTCTATCACAACTCGGCCTCGTCCGGTGGCGGCGCGCTGTCGCTGGCCAACCTCGACCAGGTCTACAACAACGTCTCGCGCAAATCGGGAACGACCTTCCTGTTCGTGCCGTTCATCTCGATCCCGCTGTGGATTCAGGCCGCGCGCACCACCACGCTGACCGGCTTCGTGATGCAGACCTGGGACCAGGTCGGCACGCCAAAGATGAGCTACGCCGGCCACCGCATCCTGTTCGGCTATCCGAAGGACGATCAGGTTCCGGTGCTGCAGTTCAACGAGGTTGCCTCTGGCGGCGGAAGCGCCGTCACCGCGTCGCTGTACTGGCTGACGCTGGGCGAAGGCATGCTGCGCGGCATCCAGGTGCGTCCGCTGACGCCCGAAGATGTCGGCCTGCTGCAGGACAGAAAAACTTTCAGGACTCATATAGCCTGGGACATCGGCATGGTCGACGAGCACAAATACTGTCTCGCCCGGCTCGATAGCTGGACAAACGCGCCGATCGTGGCCTGAGGCACAATCATGTCGCTGCTGACCGTCACCATCAACGACCCTGGCCTCGACCGCAAGTCTGCCGAGGCCGCCTATATTTCGCGGGCCCTGGACGAGGTCGCGAAGGAGGTCCGGCGCGGCAATGGCACGGTCACATCGGGCACCATCATCAGCTACACCACCGGCCTCGGCCCTACCGCGATCGGGAGCTGGACCTATACCGCGACTGCTACGAACCCTTGAGGAACGCACCATGAGCAAACTGATCCGCCCGCTTCCGCTCTATCATCGCGGCATGCAGGCTCCGGCCATCCTCCGGCGTCAGTCGCGGCAGCGGCAGATGGGCGATAGCGGCGAACTGTCGATGCAGATGTTGCAGGGCGACCGCACCTATTCCGTCGACGCGAATATGTTCCTGTCGGACGGCGCCGCGGCCATCGCCGCAACGGGCTACGCGCAGTACGCCGGAGCGGATGGGATCGTGGACCTGGGCGGGAACCAGAACGTCACCATCACGCTACCCTCGATCGCGGACGTTTCGACCATCACGCCGCAGCAGGCCCGCATCGACGCGGTTTGCGTCATCGACATGACCGCCGTCACCACCTCCGGCACCGCATCGGAAAAGGTGATCGTGGTCGGTTCGAACAATCCGGCGTTCTCGGCCGGCACCACCATCCAGCTCGGCATGATGGAATTCGGCGCCATCGCGTCGCAGTCGCAGACGAACGGTTTCGTCACCGCCGCCCCGAACGCGGTGGGTGGAAGCCGCTATGAGATCCTGTTCTGCAGCGAGCAGAACAACGTCAAGTATCAGTACGTGAAACTCTACGTCGTGATCGCGAACTCGGGCTCGATCACCTTCAAGGCGTTCGTCGCCGTACTGCCGGAGCCATAGCATGACCGACAAGCAACCGCCGCGCACCGCAATCCTGCCCTCCGACATCGACGCCCAGGGCAACGTCACGCTGTGGGACCACGGCCCCAGCGAGCCGAAGAAGGCTCCGAGCGACAACGAGGAGCAGGCGAAAGCCCGCGCCGATCGCCACGAGGCCATCGTCAAGGCGTGGAAGGACGAACACGGCGACATGGCCGTTCCGACCGTGATGAGTTCGGGCGACGCCGGCCACGCCATGACGGTCGAGCCCGGCCGCTACGCGCTGGAGCCCGACGACATCGACGAGGCCGAGGTGGAGAAACGGGTCAAGGCGATGAAGGACAAGCGGGATGCTGCGCGCGATTTCGCGCAATCCGTGATCGACCGCAAGCTCGCCATCACCGAGATCATGTCGGATCGCGCCGCCGCCGCGACCGCCGCCAAGCTTGAGGCCGAGACCGAGCCCCGCGAGGAGCCCGGCGTGAACGTCACGACCACCGAGCCGCACCCGGTGTTGCCGCCGCCATCCGAACCGCCGCCCCCGCACGAACCCGACGTGACATGGAACAATCTGGCGAAGCCGGATGAGGAGAAGCCCGTTGTCTGATGCCCAGCTCTACCCCGGCGTGCATATGCGGACGGTCGGCGATACCGACCTGCCGCCGAACTCGGCCGAAATCCAGCAGGTAATCCTGTGGGATATCGGGCCATCGAAGCCGGTGGCACCGAAGCGGCCGAACGTGCCGAAGGGGAAAGAGGGCGATCCGGAGTTCGATCTTGCCAAGGTCGAGTTCGCCGAGGCGCTGGAGGATTACCAGGAAGCGCTGAAGGCATGGAAGAAGGCCAAGACCGAGTACGCCGACTGGCACAAGCAGAATGGCGGCCCGATCGAACTGGTGTTCTGGTCGTGCGATGCCGCCGACGCGCTGGCGCGGGATGCGGCGAACGCGCCGGCCGTGGTCGGCGATGACGGCGAGGAGACCAAGCACCTGCGCTATTTCATCTCGGCCCGCACCCGCGGCTATGGCAACTTGCCGAACCGCGGCCTGCCGCAGGGCAAGCGGCCCGGCCACGGCCAGAGCGAGCTGGAGCGCCGCATGCGCGAGGGCGACGCCGACCTGATGGCGGCTCGCCGCGCCGATCCCGTTTTCGGAAACCAGGAGACACGACAATGAAGTTCCGCCATCTCGCAGCTGCGGCCATCGCCGCTCTCCTGTTTGCCATCGCCCCGGCCAGCGCCAACGTCATCAATATGTGCCAGGGCGACGTGTCCGGCGCCTCGACCGGCTCACGCACCATCGGCGGCTCGCTGAGCGCAGTCCCGTCCGGCACCACCTATGTGCTGAACGGCGCAGGCTGCGCCAACATCCTTGCGCAGGATGTCGGATACTTCCTGAGCCAGGGCTACACGCTGCCGTCCGGCCTGCCCTCAATGCAGATCGTGATCCCCACCACCGCCACGGGCACCACCGCGTTTCAGATCGGCACGCTTCCGCCGAACGCCGCCATTGTCGGCGTCTATGCCTCCAATACCGATGCCTCGCATGCGGTGACCGGCGGGATCAATATTGGCTCAACGTCCGGCGGCAACGACATCGTTGCGGGCGCCAACTTCTCGCTCAACACCGCGACGGTCAACGCGCCGACGCAAGCCAACATCGCGACGCGCCTGTTCTCGACCACGGCCGGACAAGCGATCTTCACCAACGCCGTCACCTCGTGGAACACGCCGACCACCGTCACGATCACTGTTTCCTACACGTATTTCTGAGGTCCAATGGCAACCGTCACGCTTGTTCGCGAACCAAATGACGGTTTCTATCAGCGGTCCCTTATCGGGCCGGTGACGGGAAACGTTTATGCCGGAAATGCGCTCGGGCAATTCACGGTCGACGTGCTGGACCAGCCCTATTTCATAGCCCAAGGTTTTATCCCGGCGTTTGGCCAGTTCACCGGACAGGCAACGTCCGGTGTTGCCATTCTGGACTTTGGCGCTTTCCCCGGCCAGCCGATGGTGAGTCTTGTGGTGGCGAGCCCGGATGTCAGCGACCCCAACGCCGAACTCGACGCGTGGGTGATACCGGTCGCGACCACAGATCACACCGCCGACGAGCATATCGCCGATGGCCCGGCGGTGATCGCCGCCTATACCACGCCCGGCACCAGTTTCACCATCACCTGCTCGCAGAATGCCAAGACGCTGCCGGTCCCGCCCGGAACACCGTTCGGTGGCGCCAACAGCCAGCAGCCGATCGGTCAGCAGCAACTCAACCCATACGGCAAGTGGTCCATTGCCTGGGCCTTCAGTCCATAGGAGAACGCAATGGCTATCGCAATTCAGGGCTCGCCCTCAGGCAATGCGATGGAAGTCGCCGCCAATACTCTCGCCGCGCGCATGAGCGCGCGGCCGATGAACGTCGGCGCCTTCGGGTCTTATTCCTACGGTGCCGCCAGTGGCGTCATGGCCGCGGGCCTCGCGGCCAACTCTCCGATCTTCACCTTCCGCAGCGCCGCCGCCGCCGGCCCGATCTGCCTTGTCCGCCGGGTATTGATCTCAGCCGTCACGCTCGGCACCGCGTTCGCCGCCGGCTCAGCACTATTCCAGATGTTCGTCTGCCGCTCGTTCACCGTCAACGACACCGGCGGCGGCGCGGCCACTGTCACCACCAACAACCTGAAGCGACGCACTTCGTTCGCCTCGACCGCCGTACAGGATCTCCGCACCTCGGCGACCGCGACCCTCACCGCCGGCACCCGTACCACCGACGCCTCGGCGCTCGCCTCCCTGTTCGGCGTTTGCTCGGCCACGGCTTCAACTGTCATCGTCCCGCCGACTGAAATCTATCGTCCCTACGATAACGACTGGCCGTTGATCCTGGCCGCCAACGAAGGGTTCACCATTCAGGCCACCGTCGCCGCGACCGGAACGTGGTCGTTCTCGGTGCAGGTTGACTGGGACGAGTGCCCGTCCACGGAAATCTGATGAAGCGGTTCCTCCCAAGACTGGCGGCCATCGCAGCGCTGTTGTTTGCGATGGCCGATCCTTGTCTGGCGCAAACCGTGCCGTGCCAGATCAGCCCGACGCTCAACGGCAATTGCGTTCCGACCGTTCAGTACACGCCCGGCTTCGGTGCGATCGGCTATCTGCCCATCACCAACGGCCAGCGGGTGGAGCTGGTGCCGGCCGGCAAGCTGGTCGACACCTTCAACGATCCGTCCGTGCTCGACACCACCAACACCTGGAATACGCCGACCACCAACGGATCGGGATCGGCAACCTACAGCCAGGGCCAGGAGGTACTTAGCTCCGGTACGACCACCGGCAGCTATGCCTATCTGCGCTCGCAGGCCCTGTTTCAGATCAATTCGCCGGCCCTGCTGCTTTTCCGCGGCGCGATCAACGCGCAGGCGGAAGTCGCGGGAGACTGCAAGGAGATCGGGTTTTTCCTCATCGGCGGCACGGTAGTCTGCAACACCCCGGTGACCGATGGCGTCGTGTTCGAGATCACCGCCACCACCGCCTTCACCGGCACGGGCGCGGGCACCAACCTGACGACCTCGTCGGTCACCGGCACACAACTCGTTCCGGGCATGGTAATTGCCGGCACCGGCGTGCCGACCGGCACCACCATCGTATCCCAGACCTCGGGCACATCAGGCGGCGCGGGCGTCTATGTGACCAGCCTGCCAACCACATCCTCAGGTGCAGCATTGACGGTAACCGGCGGAAAATTGCAGGCCGTCACCTATGCCACCGGTGTCAGAGCGCTGATTGCCGATCTGTCGGTGCCGAATTCCTTCACGCCAAATTTTCCAGCGGTTGTCGCTTCCGATGGCACGGGAACCATTCTTTGCCCGGCGCGCAGCATCCCGCAGGCGGGTCTGGGCACGACGGCATCACCGACCGAAACCTGCCCGCATATCCTCGACATCTGGTTCAACGGCAACAGCGCCGAATGGGACATTGACGGCCAGCCCGTCGCCTTCATGCGCGTCGGCTCGCTCGGCCCGGCCAATAACGCCCTGCCGTGGGCGGCCCTGACGATCAACGCCGCGAACTCGGCCGCCACCACCATCAAGATCAACCAGACCGCAGTCGGCGACGAAGCCCGCAATAGCAACAAACTTTGCGATCCCCTGTACGGCTGGCGGTGCATGGGCATCGGCGCCACAGGATCGATATTCCCCCCGATCCCGCAGACGTCGGTCACCGCTTCGGCGACCGGAACGACCGGCGCGGTGACAGCTACGCTAGGCTCGGTAGCCGGTAAGACAACTTACCTGTGTACGGTTCAAATTGGGGAAGCCGGCACAGGAACAGCTACGGCGACGGCAGGCAACACGATAACCGGGACGATAAACTACGTGGTAACCGCGCCGGGGAATTTCACGGTGACGTATACGCCTTGTGTCCCGGCTAACGCTGCGGCGACCTCAATACCGGTGGCAACAGCGGCGAATGCGAGCGCAACAGCCGTCGCAGTGACCGCGACGGGCTACCAGCAATAAGCCCAACGGTGCGTTGCGGCACGTAGGCCCGCCGCCCAAGGTCGGCCATGGCCTTTCAGTTCCCGATCGACGAATTGACGGTAATCAACAGCAGCCTGCTGTTGACGGGGGACAATGTCGTCAACGTCGCGGACAACGGTTCGGACGAGTGGAACGTCTGTTCCCAGGCCTATCAGACCGCCCTCGGCTACATCATGGAGAGCCATTCGTGGGGATTCGCCACGGTGGTTGCCACCCTGCAGCCAAGCCCCACGCCGCCGACAGACACCGACTGGGACACGGCATATCCGCTGCCGCCCGATCTGGTGCATATGATCTGGGCCAAGATCAACCAGAACGCCTCCAATCCGGTGCCGTTCGACACCGCGCAGCTCTCGCTTTACAGCATCATGGGGACGCCGACCGGCCCCGTACTGGTGATCAATGCGCAGGGTGGGCCGCCGCCTCCGGTCCCGCCCACCGTGCCCGCCACCGTCACCATCAAGTACATCTCGAATTCCGGCGCGCTGTGCGACTCGACCAATGGCACGCCGATGCTGATCGTGGCGCTGCAGCGCTTCATCATCGGCGGCATCTACCGCGGCCTGCACGAGGATGCCGCCGAGGCAGACAAGTGCGAGGCGGCCGCGATGCAATTGCTGCAGCAGGCCCGCACCCGCTACGACCAGCAGAAGCCGAAGCGGCAGGTTTTCAATTCCCGCATGGCCGCCTCCCGCCGGATCAGGCGCCCCTGGCCGCCTACCGGGACAGGATCGTGGGGCAGCGGCTCCGGCTCAGGCATTCCTGGCTAGGGAGGCCTAGCCCATGATCCCGAAAATCCTAGGCGCCCAGCGCGATTTCTCAGCCGGCGAACTCGACGTCGAGATCAAGCGCGCCGACGACAACCCCGTGATGAAGACCGGCGCGCGGCAGATGGTGAACTGGCGCATTCTCAACTCTCGCGCGGTGAAACAGCGACCTGGAAAGTCGGCCCAGTTCTCAGGATCGGGACCGCGGATAGAACCGATCCTGATGTATCCGGGACAGCGGTTCTATATCGTGTTCGGTGTTGGCTATCTGCGGGTGCACAATGCCGTTGGAACTATCGTGTTTGACACTCTTCCAGGCGCATACCCATGGACCGCCAACACGGCCGGCGCGATCACCTACATCATCACCGCCTTGAAGATCTATATATTCTATGCAGACGGCTTCCCGACCAACACGCCGCAGATCCTGACGTGGGATGGCGTGTCGCAGACCTCGACCTGGACGGTCTCGTCGTTTGCCGAGGCGGTCACCGCTGGCGGCCAGAAGCGTACCCTGTTCTCGCGCATTTCTCCGCAGGGCATCACGATGCTCCCGAGCGCCACCACCGGCACGATCAATATTACGTTTTCGTCGGCCGTTCTCGTCGCCGGCATGGTCGGAACGCGCATGCGTTTCTGCAACCGGCAAATTCAGATCGCCACCGTTGTCAACGGCACATCCGGCACGGCCACGGTCATTGAGCCGTTGCCGCCTGGTCAAGTCCTGACGCTGTCGAGTTCGACCGGAACCTTCAACCTCGGAGACGAGGTTACCGGCGCAACTTCCACCGCGGTGGGGATCGTCACGGTCGTTGCCGCAACGATCACCGTGCAACTCTTGCAATCAAACAATAGCGTCGCCGTTTTCGCGGCCGAGACCATCGTGGGGCCGTCCGGGTCTGCGGTCGTTTCCGGCGTCGCCACCACCACGCCGCAGGCCGTCGCGATCTGGGACGATGAGGTCATGAACACCTTTCGTGGCTTTCCCTCGTCGGTGTTCTTCGACCAGAGCCGGCTCGGCATCTGCAATTTTCCCGTCGTGCCCTCTGCCATCGCCTGGTCGGCGCTTAATACCCCGAACGATTTCTATGTCGGCCCGCTACCGAAAAATGCGATCTTCAATTTCGCGCCCGGCAACGTCCAGGTGCAACACGTTGTCGCCGGTATGGAATCGTCCGAGTTTGTGTTCTGCGACACGCACATTTTCTACATCCCGATCACGCCTTCAATTCCGTTGGTTCCAGGCAACGTGAATTTCAATGAGTTGGCGGGGCACGGTTCGGTGGCAGGGGTGCAGCCACGTCGCTCCGAGCAGAGCATCGTCTACATGAAGGCGGGAGGCGGAGCAGTCGGCGTGGTCCAGGCGCTCGGCTCCTTCAACCGGCCTTATATCGTCGATACGATGTCAGAGCTTCACTCGCATCTGTTCACGGCCTCGCCGGCCATCGCCATCGCCATTCCTAGTTCCGTTACCCAGTTCGAAGAAAATTATATCTACATCGCGCTGCAAAACGGTACGACCGTGGTAGGCCGCTATGAAATGAAGCAAGGCCTGATCGAGGCCGGCGCGGACGGCAAGCCGAGAATCGGGTGGTCGCTATGGAACGGTGGCGGCTCCGTGCTGTGGACGGCGGCGCTGCAGGATCTGGTGGTGTTCACGACGAACTACACGATTGCCACCTTCATCGAGATTATGGACCCGCAGCAGTATCTTGACATGGCGATTCCCGTGAACAACCTGCCGCCTGCACTGGTGCCGCCCGGAGGAAAGGGCCCGCTGTATGCGTTCCGCGGCGGATCGGTTACCCTGATGGATCAGGGCTATCGCATGATGGGTACATACCAGATAGACGCCAATGGCTTCATCGTTCCGCAAGGCCTCGGCGGTGAGAACCTGGCATCGGCCACGTTGACGGCGGGCCAGCCATGGACATCAACGCTTGAGCCGTTCGTGGCTGACGCATCGCCTGGTCAGAGCGTCGGTCAGCGCATGTTCAAGCGCCGCGTCGCGCGTTTTGCCGCCTACGTTTCGCAATCGAGCGGCTTCGTGATGGCGCGGCTGTTCTCCGGGCCGTTGACGCGCACCTCGCCCGCGCTCGGAACCGTCATGAACAATTACCGCATTCCGGCCTGGAATCAGGACGACGACGCAACCAAGCCTCCTCCGCTTCGCGAGGAGGCGCAGCGCTCGCGCCCGCTCGGTCGTTCCTTCGATCCGCGCGTTGCAATCATCAAGGACACGCCGGGACCGCTCGTAATTCATGAATTGGGAACCGAGGTTACCATCTGATGGGCGCCGCAGCCGCAATCCCCGCCGTCCTCTCGATCGCCTCCGCCGGCTTTAACTTCGCCGGATCGAGAACCCAGGCCGAGGGTGCACAATTGCAGGCCGAGGGTGCGCAGGTGCAGGCGCAGGGCGTCGCTGCCGGCGATATCTATAAGGCGGAAGTGCTGGAACAGCAGGCGCAATATGGCGAACTGAAAGCCACCCAGACCAATGCGCAACTAACGCGCAACCTGTCCATCACGCTCGGCAACATCGATGCGGTGCGCGCCGCCGCCCATGGCGACCCGAACGACCCCACCAACGCCGCAGTGCGTGACTATGTCGAGCAGACCGGCACGGAACAGAAAGGCATCAAGGTGGCTTCGATCGAGCAGCAGGCCCGCGAGGATGAGAGCAACGCGGCCTATTTGCGCGCCGCGTCGAGCCAGGCGCTGCTGTCGGGCAATATCGCGGCGCAGGGCGATATGCTGACCAGTCAGGCTGACCTATTGTCTGGCGATGCCAATCTGCTCAAGGGGTTGGGCGGCGCGTTCAAGAGCGGGGTAGGCTGATGGCAGAAAGCGTCACCCCGATCCGCCCGGAACCCGTCGTCACCTCCGAGGCGCCGCAATCGCACCTCACCAGCGCCGACATCGCACAGCCCTATGAGATGCTTGGCCGGGCCCTGGACAAGAAGGGGCGCGGCCTGGACAATCTGGGCCGCGGCATGGAGGCGCTGGGGCAGGGCGTCGAGGCTGCAGCCGTGCCGCTGGCCGAGCGCGCCGGCGCCCAGGCGGTGACCCGCGATGCGCAGGGCAATATCCAGGTCGAGCACATGCCGATGTTCGGGCTCGCCGGCGAGGCCTACGCGCGCGCGGTGAAGGTTGGGGCGCTGGCGGAAGCGGACGGTGCAGCGCAGCGAACCGATATCGAACTGCGGGAGAAATTCCGCGACAACCCGCAAGGCTATCTCAACGCCGCCGACGCGTTCAAGCGCAAGCAAATCCAGGACATGACGGCCGCGGCCGGGCCCGAGGTAGGCACCGCGGTCGGCCGGGTGATCGATAGGACAACCACACAGACCTATCGCGGGCTGCTCAACGAGAAGGAACGGCTCGACCTGCAGCGCGCCGATGGTGCCATTACCGCTGGGATCAACTCGGCGAGCGACGATGCGGTAGCGCTGGCGCGACAGGGCGTGGCGCTCGATTCGCCGGATATGAAATCCCTGCTCGGCAAGTACACCACGCTGCTCGACGAG